GTATTCTTCACCGTCCAGAGGAAAGAAACCTAGTGCTGGATGAGGATATGCAATTAGTTGTTCAGCAACAGTATTCCTTAAGACATGATTACTAAACCCCATGACAATGTAATGAAGCCATGCTTGACACTTTTGTATTACAGATGCAGTTAAGGTGCATACTCCATTCTCTACAGCTGTACTTAGTTCATTATAGAAAATTTGTTGCCTCTCATAAAAAGTCTCTACAATTGTTGTCTCCATACATGCAGAAACCCATCTAAAAGTAGGCTTGATAACCTTACCTCTATACCACCACTCAGAGTTATACTCTACTAGGAGGATAGTCCCTACAGAGGTTTTTGCTTCACTAGGCCAAATCGAGAGAAATTTCTGAATCTCTTCTTTCCACTTCAGTATCATGTGTAGATAAACATGATCAAATTTCCTCTTGCTAGAATAACTGATGGCACAAGCTGAGTCATCACTCCCCTGAATTACTGTGACAACTGCAGGCATGCCTCTCTTAACAAGGATTGCTCTGACTAAATCTGCATATGCATCCTGGACTATTGAATGGAAAATAGAACTGACCCTATGCCATATCCCTTGCCACATCCCAAATTTCACCTCTATTGTGTTTGAGTCTTCACCTATGAATGGAGGAGAACCTGATAGAAAGCAATTCTTGAGCCAATGCAAGGTCTTATTTGTTGATTCCTCAAATTTAGAAGTATGTAGAATCCCCACAAGCTCATTAGGAATAGCAATACGTTTTCTCACCCATAAAGAGAATGTCAGGTATAACAGAGCATCCAACTTGCCTTCTGTTATTCTATTCATTGCAAAATAAAATTTGCTCACATGATGGCGTTGGCACCACTTTGTGGCATCAGCAGACTTACAGATGGTCAAGTGGTTTCCAAGCTTAGCTTGAGACATCAATTCATGTTCTCTCATGAAACCATCTTTCCTCTTGGGATTTAGAACACTATCAGACCTAAATAGATTTGACATGCATATTGCTACTCTCTCCACAAAGAACTGTAATATTCTAGCCTTGATTTCAAGAACATGAATTTCCCTGTCACCACCATGCTGATCTTTTGGGAAACAATCAGAGTAAATGTAACCCCTGTTATGAAGTTCTTCACATGAGTATGTTAATAGTTTCAGTAATGTGGGTTCAAGGTCATGCGTATCCCTCATGAAATCACGAATCAACTCTACTAAAGCACTAATCACTCTAGGTCTCTTTCCTGCAAGCTTTGGATTGAGCTTCTTTAGTTTCTCTACATAAACTTTGCCTGTTGATTGCTCAAGTTCAAATTTAGGTAAGTTAATTTGTGGATCTAGATGATTTTTGGAGCTGGCCTTCAGAGTGGCCAATTCAGAGAATTTTCTCTTGGAAAAATCCCTCTTTATATGTCTCATCAGTTGGTCACACCAATTTCCTCCATAGAGTGCTATCCACTTCAACTTGCAATTGTCGATCATGAACCTTAGCAAATGGGGAGACCAAGCATGTCTTTCAGGAGACTTTCTCTCTGCCCAGATTATCCCCTTCTCTTCAGGTATGTGTTTTCGAGCCCACATCTCCTCCACTACTATCTTTTTTACTATCTTAAAACTCCTATCGCCTACCCTTCCTTTCATCTTTGATACAGGATAACTGAAATAGAAAGAGTCTATCAGCTGATCTAAAGACACAGGACTATTATGAAATACTGACCTCAAGCCTAGATATCTGACAGAATTTGGATCTGATTCAGGGATCCCATGAACCTTAATCTGTCTTGGCTTCCTACTCCTGTAAAAATTCA